TCTTTAAAAAAATAACTTCATCACATTCACCACCTTTCATAGTGAGTTCGGGTTCACCGCACGTAGTTCCAGGACCCTTATGTCTATCACATGCAGCTTCTGTCCTTGTTGTGATATTCATATTCTGGCTATATCCTATGAAAGTTCTATCAACCTCCCCTTTACTGTCACGAGCTTCAACGGTAGCCTTCCATGAATATGGTCCAAATTTCCATTCATTAAGTGTTTCTATAGGCGGTGGAGGAGCATCCAAACTTGCAGCCTTTGGTCTTCTACCGAAACGATTTTTTACTAAAACAACTCGTTGGAATAGAAGCTGTGTAATGGCTATCATTTACTACATTTATATTCATAGTTTTAAGTTATTTTTACTAATTGGGCTTACCAACAAGTAAAAATAAGGAATGCACTCAAGGAGGATTGAACTCCTGGCCTTGCGCTTACTAAGCGCACGCTCTAACCACTGAGCTATGAGTGCTAAATTCTCTTCCAATCGGGTTCGAACCGATGACCTCGCGATTAACAGTCGCACGCTCTAACCAACTGAGCTATGGAAGAATGGATCCCCCCTATTCGAATCGAACGAATGACCCTTGGAACTACAGTCCACTGCTCTCCCAACTGAGCTAAGGGGGGAAAAGCTCCCACGTGGATTCGAACCACGGGTGGTGGATTCAAAGTCCACAGTGTTGACCAACTACACTATAGGAGCAGATATATTATTAGTTGGCGTTTTTTCTTTAAGCTCATTTACATACTTAAATCCAATTAACGATATTGAAAAAAGTCCAGCCGAAGTGTTGGCTATGATCATGGGTATGACATTATAGTACACCGAGTATACGAGACCCATTGAACTCGCCAACATATTCAAACCAAGAAAATTATAATCAATTGCATTGGTATCCCTTTCCTTATATACATGATGGACTTGTGGTACAAACATTATAGCAATGAGTATTGAACTTGTCAGTCCAATACCATCAATGACATTCATCTTAATGTGAACTATTTTCTAATGTTTAAGTAGGTATGTTACCACTTCTCATTGTGTTGCTTGTAACCGTGTTGATCTTCTTCTACTACAAGAGAACTAAGATAGAAGAGTATGACTATAAATGTTTCCTCTTGACTCTACCAAAGGAAGAAAAGAGAAGAGAACGTTTCATGAAACACCACAACCCAAAAGTACCGATTGAAATCATTTATGGTCCGGATACACGGGATATCAAAAACGCGAGAAAATTTGAACACATGATTGATGGTGAATATTTTGAAAAAGCTGTAGAGATGCACTATGACAATAGTGTCAAGAGACCTGATATCACATATTTTAATATGGGTGCCATAGGTTGCTTCATGGGTCACTTAGAATTCTATGATAGATGTTTTAACCAGGGTTTGAAGTATGCGGTTATTTTTGAAGACAATGTCATTGTAAAATCTGATCGTCTTTATAAAGAAATACAAAACATCATAGAAGACCGAGGTGATGAATTTGAAATGTGTTTCTTCCATTGTCTTGCTCGTTTACCAGACAAACAAGACGGAAAGTTAGAAAAGGTCAAATGGATTTCTAGCACCAAGTGTTATCTCATTAATGTTGAAAATATGAAAAATTATGTAAAATACTTCCTTCCCATGGACAATCACATTGATATGAAACATGAAGATCTCATCGCAAAGGGTGCACGTATATACTACAAAGATATGAGGTGGTACATGAAGATTGATAGGTCCCATAATAGCACAATTGGTCACTACGATCATGGACGTAAGGAGTTTTTTTCAAAACATCACCCAACTGCAACACCCAGGGATGTTAAGTACGGGTACTGATGTACACAGGTCTCTCAGTTCTGATGATGGAAAGTCCCAAGTTTAGAACAGTTTTAGCCAACCACGACTTCACGAAGATAGTGCTGCAGTCAACATATCTCCTTGAATTCGGACGATGATGATCTAGAACCTCCTTCACAGAGAGGACCCTCCCAAGTGAAATCTTTTTACACTCTGTGACATCTATGACAAACCGAACAGGTTTTTTGTAGGACCAGGCGTGGGTAAACATAGAATCCAAATCCTGGGGCTTCGTAGTGTCCCTAATTTTGATGTTATATTGGAGAGTCATTTTTATAAACACACAAAAAATGTTTATAAAAATGATCCAAACGGGGCTCGAACCCGTGACCTTGGCGTGCCTTATGTGAGTTTGACCTCACTAGTATATACTTTGTATAAGCACCACGCTCTAACCAACTGAGCTATTGGATCAAAACTCGTAAACCGTAACTGTAAATCGTCCTCGCTGTTCTACAGTGGGTTCTAGAAAGAGTTCTCGTAATATACCTTTTCCACGCTCAGTACCTTTAAGCAACTTCATTTGTTTATCAATTATAGCCTCTGATCTAAATATAATATTTGAAGTTTCAAAATATTCAACACCGTCAGTAGTAATTATAATGACAGTGTTTGGTGGTGACGTTTGGGCTCCAATAAACTTTGGGTCTTTGTAATTCTCTCTAAACATCACCTACCCTATGTTGAGAAAATCATCAAAACGAACAATATTTGTCGCACCCTTGATGAAATTACGATGATCTTGAGAATGTTGGAAGGCAACTACGGCCATTTGGTGGGACAAAATGGTATCATAAAAGCATGGTTCAACATCACGAATTGAGAATCCAGGTTTCATAATTTTTACTTCAGTATCCACCTCATCATCTAGAAATTTGATAATGTCTTCGTAGTTACACGATTCAGAGATGATAACAGTCGCGTATCCATTCACTTCGTAGTTATTCTTAATCTGGTGCATCTTAATTTTGTTGACCGTTTCTGGTGTCACAATGTCTGTAACTTTAGAGTAACGTGCGTACGTTGCCTGCGTCGCGAGACCGGACACATTGAGACCCGGAGCTTCAACAAACACGATGGAATTAGTCGTTGTAGCCTCCACGTATGCATGGTCAATATATTTGGCAAACTCCTGCACGGCCGTTTGAAATCCCAGGGACTCAATACCTGGGATGTCGTTGAAGATTGTCTTGGCAATGCCTACGATATTTGTATCAATCCTATCATCTAGTGCAAGTTGCTTAGCACCTTTCATGGATTCGTTACCACAAATACAATAGAGTTTATCAAGATCACGGATATTCTTAACAGCCCTTTCCACATCAACCTTATCACACGAGACTCTGAGTACAGAACCCGGTCCTTCCCGAATTTTTTTAATGTCCAAATCTACACGCATTTTATTATTCACACCCCTGAAACCCTCATTTATGCCGATGACACGATTGTCGCGGGCACTCTCAAGACGAGTAAGAGTGTGGATAATATTGTTGACACCTGGACATACACCGCCAGCTGTAAGAATTCCAACCTTCATTTTATCTATTTATACCTGTTATTTTTAATTAAGTAAACTGTGAGAAGTGCACATGACACGAAACAAATGATATTTATATAATCCAAACTCTTTTTTATGTTATCATATCCAGGTTGAACCTGTTTATCTATACCTGACGGTTTAACTATCATATTTTCAATAAAATCCCAAATATACCACCAACCTTCACTTGCGTTTTCAGTTTTTTCAACCTTTTGATACGCCAAAGGTGTATTATGGGTATATTTAGAAACATGTCTATTCGTTTCAAAATCTGCATGTCCTAACATGAAATCGTGATCTATGGCATAATTCATATACTTATCGTTATAGATTGTAGCATGCGCGGTGAAGTTACACAGTATTAATTGATGTCGTCTGTTAGTTATGATGTCAATTGGAGATACAATTGGAAATATAGATCCAAAGTTGTAAACAGAAGGGTTGTTTTTCATCAAAAACATATTCAAATCATGATAAACTTCTGGATCTGTAATTCGTTCATCAAACTCACAATCATCTTCTAAAACGAGGATTCTTTTGTAACCTCTTTCAAGTGCATGTTTAAATATAGTTTTAACAGCATCTTCTAAATCAATGTTCGGTTTGTTTTCACGCAAAAACTTTTCACACTTTTTGTAACCATAATTGTATTGAAAAACAATTTTAGAAGTTGGCTCAGCTTTCGTAATGTGCTGATATATTTGGTGCTCCCTAGGAGAATCATGCATGATGAGGACATACGTACAGTCTACACTAGGATCTAAATTGCCGTTAGGAAGTTGGTAGTCTCTGTAATAGTAACAGCTGTCCATTATAATACATTTACATTTTTTTACCGATTAAAAATGTAATTAGAACAATACAAAGTACAAAAGATATTATGGCTAAATAGTCAGAAACTTTTTTTATATTATCGTAACCAGGTTGAACCTTTTTATCAATACCACTTGGTTCTATTAGAATAGATTTAGTTAGTTTATATAAAAATGGATAACTTTCTAATGCATTTTCTGTTCCCGTAAGTTTTTGGTACGCTAATGGAAACTTATACGTGAACTTGGAAACGTATTTATTCGTTTCCATATCAGATGCATCAAATAGAAATTTTCTATTACTGGAGGTTTTCATGAAATGTTCACTATACACAGTTGCGTGTGTATGAACATTCCAAATCAAACGTTGGTGTTTATTACCTAATACTACATCAGTAGGTGAAAGTAAAGGTGATGCACTACCAAAATTATACACATCCGGATTTTTCTCCATGAAAAAGGTATTCAAATCTTCAACAATCTCTGGATCCCTGATACGCTCATCAAACTCGCAGTCATCTTCTAAAACCAGGATTCTCTTGTATCCCCTATCAAGTGCGTGTTTAAATGCAGTCTTGTAAGCATCTTCTAGATCAATACTTGGCTTGTTCTCGCGCAATGTTTTGTCACACTTCTTATAACCAAAGTTATACTGAAAAATGACTTTGGAAGTTAGTTCAGCTTTCATGGTGTGCTGATATATTTGATGCTCCCTCGGAGAGTCGTGCATGATGAGGACATATGTACAGTCTATACTAGGATCTAAGTTACCCTTTGGAAGTCGGTAGTCTCTGTAGTAGTAACAGCTGTCCATTACAATATATGAGAAAATTACTCCTCAGGTTCAACAACTTTGAGTTCATACTTGTTTTCACCACCGTAGACAAGTTTCTTGTAGAGCTTCTTCATGAACTCGGGCATGTTGTTACCATTTGCGGTCACGTCAGAGATGCCTGGTAAAAAGCAAGACATACGTCTGTAAAATAGAGTGTTCTTGTCGGATACGTCTTTAGACGCATCACCAACCCGGTAATACTGTTTATTAAACTCCCCAATGTTTTCCAAATCATCTTTGTGAGTCACCTTCATCTGAATCCTCTTATTGTCATTCTTTGCATTGATAGCACCGGAGTGTATCAAGTTTGCATCAAATAAGATAGCTTGCCCAGGTTCACATCCAACACTCTTGATTGACTTTGTAATGTAAATCTTGTTTCTCTCTTTGTGAGACTTTGGGATCACATCTAGGCATGACTTCATCTCTTCCAAAAAGAAAATGATCGTATAGGAAGGGTGTTTCATTTTGGGGTTAAATACAGATCCATTTTCATCGCGATGACATGTAGACACGCTAGACTTTTCTATAGAGAAAATGTAATCAGAGAACACATAATCTTCGCCCAAAATTGTCTGAAGTTTCTTTAGGACTCCTGGGTGTTCGTGGATAAACTTTTTAGCCTCTAGATACTTCTTTGAGTCAACTAAACCTAATATGTAGTTTATCTCACTCTCGTTAAATGCATCAAAGACGTGAAACCCACTGTCAACTACCTCCTCTGTCTGAATAAAATGAACATGATTAGTTGCAGTCACGTACATAAAGACTATTAGTAAAATCAGTATCAATATGTATCTCATTTTACTTATAGTAATATTTTAAACATTCTCCATTCTATGAAGTTCATCTCTGGAACCATCATCACGACTCTTACGTCTTGCTGTGTTAAATGCACCTAACCATTTTTTAACACTAGTCTGTGAAGCAATTTGAGAGTTTGTTTCATCACTTACGATAATACTCAAACCATTACATACATCTGGTTTGTTAACGCGTTCTGGAAATTCTATATTGAAAGCTTGTATAGAAATTGATGGTATATCCGGTGCATCATCTAAAAGTCTATCATATTCCACCCTACATTTCTTGACAAAATCTATAACACATGTACGATCAGCTTCATCAAGTGAAAGTTCCATATCTATGTTTCTATAGTACTTGGAATACTGCACACACATTAGAGAATGTGCATCGGCCAACGTTGAACTCTGACTAAATTTACTTATGGAAGTAAGAATACCACCAAGAACGTTTAGGAATGCAAACATGTATTGAATGATCATGATTTTGTTCTTAGTATCCACAGATACATCCTCGTTTCCACTTGGGTTGAGAACCGCAAAACCACCAACACCTGTTATAGAGGCTATAATGATTGATGGGTATGCCAACCAGTCATTTTGTTTTTTGTAGTGTAAACGCGCGTGATTATGTAGCCACCTATATCCGGCAGCGCGTTCAGCCCAAGATTTGAGAAGCTTTTCTTGCTTCTCACACCAAGGATGAGTTTCCTTCTGGACTTCCATTATGTTAGACGGATACTTTTTTTGCACACTCTCGGGCAAGTTTATCAACCTCTTCATTTAGAGGATTTCCATTATGGGCTTTCACCCATTTAAATTGAACTTCCCTTAATTTACCCCGAAGTGTATCAATTTCAACCCAAAGCTCTTTGTTCTTAACATCACCACCTGATGAAGTCTTCCATTCATTCCTCTTCCATTTGTGAACCCACTGGGTGATACCCTGTTTCACATAGTTGCTATCTGTGTAAACACAGACTTCAAGGTATCCCCTTTTTAGACACTCTTCCAACGCTTTGACAATTGCAGTCATCTCCATCCGATTATTTGTTGTATTAGGCTGTCCAGCGCATAACTTAAAATCACTACTGACCACACCCCAACCACCAGGTCCAGGATTTCCCAAACAGCTCCCGTCAGTGTAAACATCGTAATACATATTTACTCAACACGAATAATTTCTAAGTGAATTATAAAATGAAAGGCATTGGACCTTTTTTAATGTTGATTTGTTTGTTGTGTCTCTGCTCTTCATCTGTAAGAGCAGCGGGTAGTATTCCAACCACTCCAATGGCTTCTATGACGAGTAGTTTTACACTTTTTACCACAATGATGGGTATGTTTACAGGTGGCTTAGGAAGGGGTCTGTTTTGATGGGTATTCTGAAGCCTTTTTAGGTTTTTTACAAATAGTATCACCACAGTGATCTCTGTTTTGATATACAGAATTTATAGAAGTAGCCAACTCGTTGCATGATTTTAAGTTCCATCTACCTAACATAGGTTTTTCCGTTTTCAATAGACTTTCCAAGAGTGTTTTGAAAATCATCGTCCTTATAGTAATGAAGGTTGTACTCTCTAAACCTCATACATTTGTCTCCAGGAAAAAGAGAATCAAACTACCTCGTAAAGTTGTCCACAAATTGAAAAAAGTGAGCCATCTATCCTATGTTAAACAATGGGAATATGCAGGTAAAATTGAGGATACCAAAGTGACGTATGTCACATCTAAGAGTCGTTCTTCAGTGAATTCTAAAGAGATTGAACAGATTTGGTACTCGGAAATAGGTTTTCACACACATCCAGGTTTGGGTGAAGAGTACGAAAGTATAACAGAAAATACACCAATCTATGTAACTCTTCCAAGTTCCCAAGATTTTGAAGCTTATATAAAAGGTTTTCCAGATATGCAGTGTAATATATTATGTGATGCACATGGTTACTACGTGATTGACATCATTAAATCAGCTGACTATAGTACTCTTCCACTACCCGAGGCAGTTGACAGATACATGTCACGGGTACGTAGTACACCATTCATGCGCATTAATGTATTCTCCGATGAGGGTCTAGAGTTCTTTCACACAACCTTAAAAAATTGGAAGAGACAAATTAATTCAGATATCCACAGAGACATGATGCATCAATTTGGAATTTCTATACGTTATTATGGATACGAAGACGAACCTCCCGTCATAACTGTTATTGAAGTTTAAATCATTTTTAAAAATTACGATTAATAATTTTTAAATATGAAATGTTATTATTTAATGCTAATTACTAAAATACTTCGTATGAGTATTTAGTTGGAGAAGGCGAGACCACCCATACCGGACTGGATGCGGAGGACGTTGTAGTTGACCGCGAACATGTGCATGGTGGTGGAGGCGGCAGCCGCAGGGATGGTGACAGCGACCTGGGCGTTGTCAATGCGGGAGAAGTTGCAGGTGCCAGTGGGCTGGTGCTCCTCAGGCTTGAGCGCGAAGGAGTAGGAGTACACACCGGGGTAGGGGCAGCCGGAGTGGTGGTTGTAGGCCTGCACCTGGTTGAAGTACTTACCCTTCTGGGCCTTGAAGCGGTCCTGGCCGTTGAGGATGAGCTTGAAGTCGGTGAGAGGACCAACCTGCTCCTCAGTGAACTTGGAGTCGGAGTGGTCAGGACCCGCGCGGACGAGGGGAACACCCGAGGCGAAGGTGGTGGGGACGAAGCAGTTGGCCGCGGTGGCAGCGAACGCATCGGAGTCAAGGACGATCTCGTTGGTGGCGGGCTCAGTGGTGAAGTTCCAAAGAGCGGTGGACGCGTTGGCGGTGGCAGGGTCGTTGAAGCACCACACGAGCTCCTTAACGGGGTGGTTGTAGGAGAGGCGCTTGTTGGAGGTCTGGCCCGCGGTCACGGTGTCAGAGCCAGTGTGCTGCACCTGCTCAATGAGGTACTCGTGACCCTTCTGGGCGAAGCGGCGGCGCTCCTCGGTGTCAAGGTAGACGTAGTTGGCCCAGACCTTGAAGACGTTCTTGTTGAGGTAGGTCTCCATGTTGGACGCGAGGTCGAAATCAATGCGGACCTCGTGGTACTGGAGGGCAATGAGGGGGAGGTAGAGACCAGGGTTGCGGTTGAAGAAGAAGATGAGGGGAAGGTAGACAGTCTTGCCGTCAAGACCAGTGGTCATCTTACCCCAGTTAGCCTTCTTGGACTCATCCAAGTAAAGCTCGGAGTACAAACGCCACCAGCGCTGGTAGTGCTTGTCAATGCGCTGACCACCGATGGAAAGCTCCGCGGAGGCGATGGCGCGCTCGGCGACCCAGCAGGAATCGGCACCGAGAGTGAAAGTGTTGGACGAAGCCGCGTCGGACTCGAGCTCGAGGTACATGTCACCGACGAGATCACCGTTGCGGGCAACAGTCACGGAGACGCGACCGGAGTTGGCGGCAGTACCGTTGACGGTCTGCTCGATGTTCTCCATCGCGAAGTTAGTGTGGCGCTTGTAAACCGCCTGGAAGAAAGTAACCTTAGGGTTACCAGTGAGGTACACATCTTGGGCACCGTAAGCGACGAGTTGCATAAGACCACCGGCCATTGTGAGAGTTTTTGTACTATAAGCAGAGAAAAAAATTTTGGGTGGAGAACACGCGGTATTTTTGATTTTGAAATTTCTCAGTCTAGATTAAAAATGTCGTCACGTCCTGAAGAGGAAGAACCAATTGAGGAAGTTGAGGAGGGTGAGATTGTCTCAGAGGAGGAAGAGGATGAGGAGATTGAACTGACAGACGAGGAAGACTATGATATCAACGACGATGATGAGGAGGACACCATGGACCTCGCGGGTCTCATGACCTCCCTTCTGGCCACCCCCGATGGGGACACAATCTGCTCGGCTCTCGTTAACCTCTGTTACCAATTGGAAACCCAAAACAAGATCTTAATTAAAATGCTTTCGAAGATGCAACCCCCAAAATCGGCTTAGAAAGAAAAATCGTAGTGTAATAAATTAGAATGGAGCATACCCATTTCATTGATAAGGATCCAAATAAATATGAAGCCTTGGTTGAGCTTCAAAAAGAACACATCCAGTCAATGAAAGAAGAACAGGTTTACGACATCATCGACAAATTTGAACAGGCGTGGTATCTAAAATCTAACGACTTTAGAAATGCTCGTGAGCTGGGCTACCGTCAGTTTGTACATTCCGACAACTTTGATGAACATGGCAACCCCAATCCGAGTCAAATTGACATCCTGGCTATTAAGGGTATCCGTGACAAGCAGAGAACCTTCCTGATTAACCTGAAGAACCACACCCGAGACTTGAAGATTCACAAGAAGGAGCCTAATGATGATGGTATGACTGTCGTGCGACGAATTAACAATGTCCTGAAGCAGTTGAGTGATGGGTACGATAACATTCGTCGTCACTACACCTCTTTTGAACGTGTGGATAATCCCACAGCTCTCCCACAGTTTAGTAGCAACGGTGATCCCTCTACAATGGATGAGGAAGAGGTTGAAAACTCTACTCCATTTCAAAAGTGTCTCCTCTACTCTCTGGATCAGACGTACAAAGCTGGATACAGGCGTTACAAGGGACAGTGCTGCGAAGAGATTCGGACTATTGAGGGACACAGAACCCGTGCATGGCAACCCAAGTTTACGATTGAGCAGTTTGTGTATTCTCTCTCCCAAAAGGATGATGACTTTGCTATGTGGAAGAACTTCACGAGCCGTGGTAATGTCTACAGGGATGTTGTTGATAACATGAGCAAGTGTGTGGATGCCCAGTTCCCAGAAATTACGAAGCGCCGACACGTTTGGAGCTTCAGGAACGGTGTCTTTGTGGGTAAGGAGTGGCTTCCTGATCAGGGAATGTACGATTGCCGATTTTACCCTTACGAGAGTCACGAGTTCAGGTGCCTGGATCCAACTATCATCGCCTGCAAGTACTTTGATCAGCAGTTTGATGACTTTTCCCACATTGAAAAGTGGCAAGACATCCCAACTCCGTGGTTTGATTCCGTCTTGGAATACCAAAACTTTCACAAGGATGTCTGTGACTGGGCCTACGTTATGGGTGGACGACTCTGCTTCGATGTGGGCGAGTTGGATGCATGGCAGGTGATTCCTTTCTTCAAGGGTATTGCGCGTTCGGGTAAGTCTACCCTAATTACTAAGGTTTTCAAGAAGTTCTACGAAAATGAAGATGTTGGTACCCTTTCCAATAACATTGAGAAGAAGTTCGGCCTCTCCGCCATTAAGGACGCTTTCATGTTTATTGCCCCCGAGGTGAAGGGTGATCTTGCCCTTGAACAGGCGGAGTTTCAGTCTATGGTGTCTGGTGAGGATGTCTCTGTGGCTGTCAAGAATAAGACTGCGGTATCCATTGAGTGGAAGGTCCCAGGTGTGTTGGGTGGTAACGAAGTTCCAAACTGGAAGGATAACTCCGGATCCGTTCTCCGACGTATTCTCGCGTGGAACTTCTCCAAGCAGGTTAGGGAAGCGGATCCTCAACTTGATGAGAAGTTGAATAGGGAGCTTCCTATTATTCTTCTCAAATGTGTGAGAGCCTACTTGGACTATTCTAATAGGTACAGGGACAAGGATATTTGGAATGTGGTACCGGAGTACTTCAAGAAGATTCAGAAGCAGGTTGCGATGGTGGCGAGCTCACTCCACAACTTCATGGAGAGTACCCTCATCGAGTATGGCAAGGATCTCTTCGTTCCACAGAAGCTCTTCGTACAGGTATTCAATCAGCACTGTCAGGCAAACAACTTGGGCAGACACAAGTTTACTCAAGACTTCTATGCTGGGCCTTTCAGTTCTAGGGAGATTGAAGTCAGGGAGGAAGTGGTGACCTACAAAGGACGCACATACCCTATTCAGCCCGTGATCTATGGTCTAGATGTGGTGGATGAGAGTTTGGGATTCACAGATGACTACTAAAAAAAAATACTGCTAAATAGTAATAATGAGCCAACAGCTCAAAGAGTTTGTGAAGCAGTCGGGGGTGGAAGTCAGTCCATCATCCGTTTCCACAACTGCGTCAAACAACAACCTCGCTAGAGAGATCGAAGCTAATATGTTAAAAAGACAGGAAGTCCCAGCTCGTCTAGAGAGAAATATGATAAGTAACTCTAACTATGGAGAGTTTGCTGAGTTTTTGAACAGTAACAATAACAACAACTTTAACTTCAACAAACTTCCAAATGAAAACAGACAAATGATTACAAATGTTCTCGCTGGAATTGAAACTCCTAAAAACTTGGAGCTCACATTCAGTAAATTGAACCCGGGTATGTTCAATGCCACTGTAAACAAAGAGTTTCCACAACAAGGTAACCTTGTTGACCTAAAGAAAATCCTCGTGAAAGTTCCTCAACCAAGAACCTCTATCGGTGAGGGTCTTTATGTAGACACGACGGAAATCATTGGTAGGTATGGTGCTATGCAAGAGGGTTTCTCCCACACCCGTGAGTATGGAAAGCGTGGTAACATCAACAGGAGTTTCTTTACCGTGCAGATAAAGGTTACTGTCAGCAATGGGGTGGAGTCTAAGGGTGCCACTGTGAACATTTACAAGAATGGTAAGATTCGTTTCTCTGGTGGCTTTGTCGGCACGAACATCGCGAATCAACCAGAGCTCATTCGTAGATTCATAGTAAACACATACACTGAGAAGCAGGCATACTTGTATAACCCATTTGAGTACAATAATCTCAGTGGACAATTTAGAATCAACGGTAACTTTAAAGCCTTCTCTTCCGTCGCTAGCAAGGAAAGAATGTATACTTCGTCGGGTGTTACTAAAATGAGCTTCGAACCGGAGCTTTCCCCCTTTATGTATGTCAACTACAAGGGTCACAAGTATAACTTTGCTCAAAGTGGAAACGTTCAAATCGCTGGTGCTGTGAGTCCTGCGGATATGCTCGTCGCCTACAACGACGCGATAGATCTCATTAAGATTATGAAGACAAACGGAGACGTTGAGGTTACTGGTGAATTTCCCAAGCAACTTATTAAGGGTGCTCGTACCCCAAAGAAGAGGGGTCCTAAGAAGAAGACGGGTCCCCGTGTTGCTAAGATGGCACCAAAAAAGAAGCGCAACGCCGTTTTCAACATTCAGATTAACGGTGTCCAATGTATGCGTTTCTCCAAACCAGAACTTGTGGATTTCGCGAAGAAATTGGGTGTTGTTGGTATTACCCAAACCACTAAGAAGGAGGATATATGCAAAAAGATTAACGGAGTTCTAAACAGGAATACCACAACTTTTAGGAATACAAACAAGAACAAAAATGTCAAGCTTTCAGGTTCCAACAAGAACTTCAAGGTTGGAAAGTCCAAGTGCATGAACTATGATAAGACTGAACTTCTCAGAGTTGCCAAGATTCTGAAAATTAAACTAGATGAAAAGGAAACCAAGCTCACTCTCTGTAAAAAGATTGAGAAGGCACGTAATGCTATGATTGCCCCCAAACCAAAGCCAAAGACTCCACCCGCGAAGAAGGTTGTGAGACAACAAAAGGCTCAAGAGAAGAAGGTGGTCAGAACTGAACAGGTGATGAAGAAGAGAGGTTTAGATGACAATTCTATCCGAAAGGATATTATCAAGCTTTACGGTAAGAGGTGGATGGATCGTTACAAGAATGTCATGCCCTCCCTCAACAACGATGTCCGTGAAATGACTATTCGTCTAGGTAAGATGTCTGGTGGTAACAAGATGGGTATCCCCTTCAAGAAGAATGTGGATGACGTGAAGAAGGCCCTGGTGGACAAATGGAAGAGGGAACGTGGGCGTAACCTTGAGAAAAAGTACATAATGAATTCGCTCAACGTCTCCGGTATACCACGTAACATGGTTAACACGTACAAGGCGAGGGCTACAAATTACATTATGATCCACAGTCCCACAAAGACACAGTTAGAGAAGTACAAGAAGACCTGGCTGAACAACGCCAAGAATACAAAGAATGCTACACCCAAAGCGGTCCCTAGAGTAAAAGCTAAGAGAGAAACGTTGTAAACTTAAGGAATAAGTCACATATAATTGTATAATGCAATCAATCGGTGAACAATTGACTGAGCGTCTTGAGATTGGACTCAAGAGATATGGTCATGGTGTGATTGTTGATTCTGACACGAGAGAGTGGGGTACACCTGAAAACTCCTGGATTAACATGGCGGTTGAGGAATTTTTAGATGGAATCATCTATGTCGTGGCAGATTATATTAGAAAGGGTAGAGAGAGTGAAGCGGGTATGTCCGAACTTGAAAAAAGGTACGGTCCCCGCGAAGCTGATGATAATCGACTCATCATGTTCATTACAAAAAAATACAATGATATGGAGAGCCCTAAACATAAGATGCTCCTATGGAATCTATTTAACATGTTACTCTCGTGTTCACGATTTTAAGGGGTTCCGCGATTTGCTTGAGGTGTACGGTGTGGTAGGCAAAGTTGTATTTGGGGAACATATCTTTAATCATATTTGACAACGTCGTAGCTTCAACTATGTTGGGGAGTCCCGAGCACACAGACATCTTCTCAATTTGGAGGAGACGGTCTTCCATCAACACAAATCTTTTGAGTCCATCTTCATTCATTCCATCTCCACTCATCTTGAGATACATATCTCTGGAAGCTCCATGGCTTAAATGAAAATGCTTAGAACCCAAAACCTCTTCACCTTTATTTCTCGTATCAAACATCAAGATTAGTGCCAGTATACCTAAGATAATGTATATCATTTACTTGTTACATAGAAAATATTAAGAAGCACTGGCGGTTATTGTTGTACTAGTTGGTATCCATGTAAGTTTTGGAGTTTCTTGTGCAGCTTGAGATACCGAAACAAAATCAGACTCAATGGGATCACTCATATCAGCACTCTTAGATATTTGAATCTTTACACCTTGTGTTCTTCTCCAAGAGCCACCGTCATCACTTCTATTGTAAACTTCAATCTTATCAATAGGATATTCTTGACCTAAATCTATTTGAAACCATTCAATTTCGGCCGTTTCGGTATGAGCCATAGTTGTCATATCTCCGTCAACTAAACTCATAGGTCCAAGATAATCAAGGTTTGAGTGAATTGAACTAGCTGTAGTTGTTTTGTTTAGTGCAACATTAGTACCATTGGAAATTACCTTAACTTCCATTAAATTTAGGTGATGGTTACTAATCCACTCTATACCAGCAGCCTCGTGTTGGGCTTTATCTCTGAGAATTTTAACATAGCGCGCACTTTTCTTTTCTGGAGCAGTGGGTCCAGTGGGTCCAGTGGGTCCAGTGGGTCCAATGGAACTTTCATCCGGAAAAAATGCGGGATATGCGATTGAAGCCATTGAAGATGAACAACAACACAACATTAAAACTCCACCTAAAATAAAAATCGTCTCTTGACTCATTTACTTATTACATAGGAATTAATTTGGAAAGATCATTAACTTTGTGGATGATGTTGAAGAACTCATCGCGAGAAGAGACCCTCGTTGGATCAACAATCTCAAACTCAATTTGATAGGAGCACTCCTCTTCAGAGTCCATGTCGGCGTTGTCACCTGATGAGATGGTCATATCAATACTGAGATTCTTGCGTACGAAGGAGTGTCGGGTCTTTGTCCTCTTCCGGTCCATCTCATATTCACCCCAAGTTGGGATTTCCCGGGAGACGCTGAAACGCATGTCGGTGGGAGTACCAGAAAAGTCCTCCTTGATGACATTAATCTTTTGAATCATCTTTTGTTCACCAGTGTCTTGGTTAGAAGTGATACGAATGGAGTCTTTGTCGTTGTAAAAGATGTCGGAGACAGAAGATTCAGTCTTTTCCCAGTTGGGATACTTCTCGAGACCTCTGAGTACCCTCTCGAACGTTTCTTTACCCACATTGGTGTCAAAAAAGGAGCCGTTGTACTTTCCTAGACGCAGTTCTACTTCAATGTGTTCTTCATCCTTGTAGGAATCAAACACAGGAAGCACCTTTTCAACAATAGCTTGGATGTCGTGCATGTTTTCTTACTTTTATGTTTCGCGTCATTCTCTTAAGTGTTTTTTGTACAAATATTGTAATGAGAGGTTTTTTAAACCTTGGAAATACGTGTTACTTCAACACAGCCCTTCAATGTCTCCTTCATATCCCGGTTTTGACGAATTACCTGATCAAGCACCCATACGAAGGTGAGTGTGAATTTACACAAATGTATCGTGACCTTGTGATTGTATATTGGACGAAGGGTGAAGAACGCATCAATATTGATGCACTCTTAAAACTTTTTCAGAAAGAGTTTCCAAGGTTCAAGTCAGATGAACAACATGATGTTCAAGAAGCCATATTGTGTATCATAGACATTTTGGAGAGGGAGGTGCCAAAAATCAAACAGTGGTTCTACGGTAAAAAGATGCAAGAAACGATTTGGCCAGGTGGTAAGTCAACAAATGAAGAGGACTTTAGCGTTCATTTGATCACATCCAATGGTACTGACATGGAAGAAATGTTGAAAAAAAGTACTGACTGGGATGTCATTGAAAATTTTGAAGATACTGAGGGTAAAGTTCACCACGTTGCGACAACCCGAAAGTTATTTTCAAAACTTCCACAAATCCTAATGATTTCTTTCGATAGGAAGAGTCACATCAGAATTATTGAGAATATACTCATGGATAAATATGAATATAACCTCATAGCAAGTGCTGTTCACGTAGGATTTCAAAACGATGGTCATTATGTCGGATTTGTAAAGAGACGAAATAAATGGTACTTTGCAAACGATGATCATATTACACAACAAGAACTACCCGAAGAGGCTGGTCACTATTTTATGGTCTACAATCTAAAAACTCTTTCATCTGAATGTCCTCCTTAATGTTCACGATAGTCCTATAGAAGGTGCGACGGTTATTGGGATGTGTTTTGTCCTTTCTCCTCTTTAGGGGTTTCCACCACATCGGAGACTCCCATGTCACATATCTACATTCAACAATAGCTCCATCCTCAAACCATGGTTCATCCGAAATCCTGTTGAGGGGAATCTCACTCTCAAAATAGAGCTTTCCCTTCTCCTGTACATAGAGTCTCCAAGCTAGGGGTCCAGGTTTACATCCAGGTGTTTCTCGTGTAGGTTCTCTCTTCATGAGAAAGTCCACTGTATTCTTCTCCAAGGGCTTCCATTTAAACATTGTCTCGTGGGTTCCGAGACGAATTGGTTCATACACGGGTGTAAATACGAGACCATCAATCTTCTGTTGAACAGTTGGGAGATATTCATCCATGAAGACCCCAAAGTCTTTCATCATGTGAAACGTTTTCATCTTTAGCCGATATTTGTCCGACTTCATATAGATAATAAATTTCATCATCTCCTCGGCAGCCGCGAGTCTTTCGTCCAAGTTTTGATGGGCTACGAGAACTCCATTAACCAATACTGAATCGTAAACCATGAGTGTGTTGTCATACAACTCTCCATCCAGGATTGTTCCCTCATACGCCTTTTTATTGAGATTGATCTTGACTTCAATCATATTAAAAGCCCGGTTGACAAAGAAACACTTTGGTTTACCCTCGTACATGAGAGCGACCATCATGTGTCTCTCACCGTCGGTCTTTTCACAGACGACATATTCCGCACTCCTCAGAACTGGAAAGTGCTTTCGCTCAATTGAAATGGGTTGTGGACCCGGAAAATAATCCTTGCTTCCCCAAACATGATGAATGAAACTTACAACATGTTCGCGAAGTGGTGACGACATACTTTTTATAACGATTTAAACTTTAATTACTTTTAACTCCCGCGGCGCTCAAGATGTTACTTACACATTCATGTGCATACGTCATGGTCAACTTAGCTGGTGTAAATGCAAATATTTTGACACCCTGTTCCATCATATTGTCAAACATATTAGAAGCTGTAAACTTTTTGCACTTCTTGAGGGTATTATTGGAGAACATGACCCATGCACGAGCTTCAGTCTTCTTAACTTTGTAAATACCCTTAGAAGCAGCTGCTCCAACTTCTGTGTCAAAATTGAGACCCATCTGTGACACAGGTTCTTTAGAACCCTCCTTCACTTTGTGTCTGAAGAGGCCCCAATCAATACCATCCTTTACACCTGGAAACACGAGAACTCCCATACCGGGATGGGGTTTGAAAAGTTCTTTTATAGAGTTCTCATCAACGTTGATTCCGAAATCAATGAAGAAGAGTCGGTCACATCGTGGGAGACACTTCTTAATCATATTAACCTTCTCAAATGGATCGTCATTCACATATAGAATTTCGTTTTGAGTACCTTGTTGAATGCAGTGAATATTCATTTTCAAAATCGTGTGGAGTGTTTTGACCGAACATGATTTTGAACGAGTAACAATAAGTGTACAAAACTTCATATTACAAATAATTTGTGTCTAAGCCTTAAGCCTATCATCTAGACAACCACTGAATGGTAGATTTCCAACATGACCAAGGGTTGTGTTTATATCCGCATAGATCTTACCGTCACATTGCTGCCAGCGTCGGCAGAATGCATAGTCTTCGGAGAGGTACCTCTTTGATTGGGGATCAATCATGCAGTCAAAGCATGCATGGTAGTCATCAAAGTCTCGGTTCTGGTGATCATTTTTGCACCATAGTTCGGGGAACTTATCCTCCAATTTCTTGAAGACTTCCCTCTTAATGCACATGAATCCGGTAGGACCGTCAAGGATTGGAATAAAACCATTCTCAACTTGGATTCGCTGCGCGCCAAAGTTTACGACTAGGCTAGAAGAAAGCATAGCCATATTGCGGTCGTCACCTTCTCTCACAGCTTTAGCAGCTTGATCCCACATCACAACCTTCTTTGGGTAGCATGCGACACTAATATCATGACCGGAACGAATAAGACGAACGACAGATTCTGGATCAAAATCTACATCAGCATCAATAAACATGAAGTAGTCACAATCCGTTTTCTGCATGAAGCGACCCACAGCTACGTTACGAGCGCGGTGTACGAGAGATTCATTTTCAGTGGTGTCAAGAAAAAGTTGAATTCCTTCCTTTACAAGTAGCAGTTGAAGCTTGATAATACTAGACATATACTTCTCTAAACAAAGGCCACCATAGCATGGTGTAGAAAGGAACAACTTCATTTACTATGAAAGACCTTTAACCTCTAAGTGTTTTTTGATAATATTTTCAATCTTGTTCAATGTCGGTACAGACACAGAACATTTCTCACACACTTGCGCCTTAGTCACACCCGGGTTGAGGACAATATAGATAATCGCCGATGCGATACTATTCGGTGTCTTACTCATCAACTCCACACAATCATCTGTAGCATTACACATTTTGTTACACCTCAATCTCTGATCCCTCGTGATCTCAAAAGAGTTGAGAAGCCGTTGCATCACATCATGGGATTTCGTGACGTAGTTCTTCTCCGTGATACCCATGATGGTATCCTTAAATATTTGGGTTGTTCGGCTAATATCCTTGGATTGTATTCCAAACATATCGGCAATCTCCTTAGTTGTTCTAGAAACTTGGGCGAGGCGACACGCGTATAAAACGCAGTTTGCTTTGATCCCAAGTCTCACGGCACCTCTAGTCAACTTCTCATTGTTGAACTTTCTGTACATCATTTTAGCATCTTTGAGAACAGTTTCTGGTAAAGTATGACAGGCTTCATCTATATCACGGTAGGCGTGAAACAGAGATCTGTCTTTGTGATTCATTGACATGTGAAAGTTTATTTTTGCCATCCTCTTGTTTTCATAGGTTGAAGAACGTTGGGTTGAAATAATCGTACCCTTTCCCCAATTTTGTGAGAACAATTCAGGATTCGCGTTAGGATTTCCACACCGTGACGGATCGTTGACGCGACCATCATCCGTAACACCACTCGTCCATTCCGGTGTATCATCAACAAAGTTGTCCTCAACAAGGCCACACTCCGAACAGGTTGGAAGACCTTCGGGTGAAATAATCTTCACTCCCGAACACTCTCGGCAAAAATTTCTATTCACTGGCTTTTCTTCGTGTTTTTTTGGTAATAATTGGTCTAGTTCAGACCAGATAGCTGCCAGCATCTTGGTATAAATGAAGGCTATCTTTTTTTAGTTTTTAGAATTACGCGCCGAAACTTAGGTTATCCGCGTGCAATTTAGCCATTGCTTCAATGGCATCAACCTTTTCTTTAAAACTTCTTGCTCCTGGAGAAGTTGGCTTCCATTCATTCCACTCTTTGTCAATTGAGGCGTGATTAGCGGGTGGTATGACCTGTCCGTCAATCTCATCATCAGGAACAATGAAGTCCTCCATCTCGGAATCCGTCTCTTCGTCGTATATATCAGAATCAGAGTCTTCAATGTCAATCTCAGCCAAATAGGCAAACATTCCCTTACCGAGAGACTTCATCTCTAAATCTTCAAAAGTTGTTCCACTTGGGTAGTGTTCCATCACACTCTCATATGGTGCGGGATTCAGGTCTCCACCCTCCAGTTGATAGACGCACGCGGACTTATATATGAATTCGGTGGGGTTCAGATACTTCACACCAAGGGTCAGGCCGGTATTCATTCCAACGACAGCAAACATTTCATCTTCGAGGTCATCTTCGTTTACTAATAGTTTCACTATATCATCTTGATTTATCTCTGAGGGCACAATCATGCTTAGAGTTTTCAGGCAAAAAATTATCAAGGATAATATCACAGATGAAAGTTATTATTTATTCGAAGGAAGGATGTGAATACTGCGACCACGCCAAAACCTTATGTGAGTCGGAAGGTCTCGAACATGAGAAAATCATGGTGGACAAAGAGGAACTCAAAAAGTTGTGTGGTAGTGGGGTAACAACCTACCCTCAAATATTTATTGACGGACATCACATCGGAACATACTTTGATTTTCAAGACTACATAGAAGATGAATACGAACCAATTCTCGCTCCTACCCTAAACAGATTCACGGTCTTTCCCCTGAAGTATCCAGAACTTTGGGAACTCTACAAGAAAGCCCAAATGTCCAACTGGACTGCTGAGGAAGTGGATCTTTCTAAGGATATGGACGATTGGAAAACACTCAATGATAATGAACAGAAGTTTATAAAGTATATCCTGGCATTCTTTGCTGGATCCGATGGAATTGTTTTTGAAAACATCAATAACAATTTTGCTGATGAGGTGCAAATCTCAGAGGCTCGCTCATTCTATGCGTATCAGTGCCATAACGAGATGGTACACGGTGAAACCTATTCCAAGTTGATTGACAAATACATTAAGGATGGTGCTGAGAAGAAGCAACTCTTTGAAGCCATTCAAACAGTGCCTTGCATTGAGAAGAAGGCGAAGTGGGCCATGAAATGGTTTGACAAGTCTCGTTCTTTTGCTGAGCGCCTCTTTGCGTTTGCGTGTGTTGAGGGTATTTTCTTCAGTGGTTCGTTCTGTGCGATCTACTGGTTGAAGAAGAGGGGTCTCATGCCTGGTCTGTGCTTCTCCAATGAACTCATCTCTCGTGATGAGGGTCTCCACCAAGAGTTTGCCGTGGAACTTTTCAAGCTCATGAGAAATAAACCAAAAACAGAGACTATCCACTCCATCGTGAAGGAGGCGGTTGAGATTGAGAAGGGATTCATCCTAGATGCTCTCCCGTGCGCTCTCATCGGTATGAACTCTGAGAAGATGTCTGAATATATTGAGTACGTTTCGGACCGCCTTCTCAAACAGATTGGCCAGCCACCAATTTGGAACTCCAAGAATCCATTTGACTTCATGGAGAATATCAGTCTTGACGGTAAGACGAACTTCTTTGAGAAGAGGGTGGGTGACTATGGAAAGATGGATGACACCTCTGACGAGATTGGGTTTGATGAAGACTTTTAATTTTTTAACAATTCCAAAGCTTTTAACTGAAAGATATCACACTTGGCATTAATTAATAACGGAACCCATGTGACATCTTTTATGATAGCTTCATCTTGTGAAACAGTTTCAAACATTTTGTTGTAGAACCTCGCATATACCAAAGGATTGTTGAGTAACGGGAGTTTGGGATACAGCATACACCACGACATCTTGGTTGTATTGTCGTCCATTGGTAGGAGAGTACTGAATGTTATAAACTCATAGGGGTCCCTAAGTTTGATCCTAATTATAGACGTGCACGGGGCTACAAAACGACTGTGTATCTTTGAACCTTTTTTGGGTTGCATGTGCTCAGTAAACTTTGAAGATGCTTTGGGTTGAACCGTCGCAAAACAGTCAACATAGTCTTCAAAGGATTCAATTTTTGTATTCTGTACAACACCATTATCTTCATCTGCAAAATTGTGAACATAATTTATGTGTGAAATATCTGTAGCATTGAGGATCCAATCATAAATATTACCTTTGAGTTCTTTTGAACCATATACCTTTACCCAATCTGGGTCAAACAGTTCGTCACAATATTTAGTTGGGAGGTTCTCTTTCGTTTCAGATGCCCATATAAAACCTCCGTCTTCCACGACTGGGTATGAATTGATGTTCGCTTTACATGGTAAACTATTCATTGATGGGACGTTTACGAGAGTACCGTTTCCATCATACTCCCATCCATGGTAGGGGCATTGAATTGTAGCATCTTTTACTTTTCCGTTACAGAGACTGGCACCTCTATGAGGACACACCGCGTCAACCATAGAGACCTTTCCATCCTTAGTTTTGAAGAGTGCATGTTCTTTACCCTTTATTTTGATCTTATCCACAGCGAGACCATGAGTAATTCCTATACCGTACATTAAATTACATCTGTAGAAATAATTTACAAGAAATGATGTAACTTTTTGTAAATTATATGAGTATTTATTTGAATATTTACATAGACACTGGTTGACCCAAGTCCATAGAACCGAGCTGAAGTCCAGTGTCAACGAATGGTTCTTCCATCATACCAGGCTTCATGACAACATCGACTTGCTTGGTAGGGGGAACAACTTTCTTTTCCTCCTTCTTCACCTTGTCTTTAATTTGGGGAAGCTTTGGCATATCCTTCTTGACGTTCATCATGGCCCAAACAACTAGGATGAACACAACGGAATGCACGAGGAGGCCCATGGTAGAGGGGCAACCCGTGGGGGTCGCAATACCTGGACCAAGGACTCGCCTGACGAGTCGGAAAGTTTCGGGGTTAGCGATCACGAAGAAGGTGAGACCAGAGATCACCGAGGTGATAAACTTCTCTTCCTGCTTCTTACCATTACAGCCACAGCCACAATCTTTAAAGAGACCCATGATTATATTTAATTTAGACCAACAAAAAAATGTTACCTGATATTATATAATGAAACCTGAAGAGATCGCTGTACTAGTTTTACTTATGTGTTGTTGTTGTTCTTCTTCAGTGGGTGCATTCTTTATGATACCAGGTGAAGGTGACACTGGACCCACTGGACCCACTGGACCCACTGGACCCACCACCCCTATTACCTATGTAGAGGCTGACACCGTCAAGCTTACACGCACCAACGGTCCTCTCATGATTGCCGAAGTCATGATATATGATAGTGATGATAAACTCATCAGTCATGATGGAAGTGCGACTGTCACTTCAAGTGCAACCCATCCAAATTGGGGTGGGGTTGAACGACTCACAGACAAGGTAGCGGTTTATCCATTCCACAGCCTGGACAGTGATCAAAATACGTTTGCTCAGTTTAAGTTTAGTACCGTGAGAAAAATTAAGCGTATCCAGGTCGTACCTCGTATTGACGCTAGAGGTCCTGAAATAGGTGATGTGACCATCGGAGTTCTTAATGGTACCACAAGTGTAGCGACAGGTGACATTCCAGAATGGGATACTAACTCTTCTTATGTCATAGAGTTTGCACCCAAAACTGGCACATTCACAACCACCGATGTTAATTTGGAAGCTGTAAAAACTTTAATTACCACTTTATAATAAGTATTGTACTTGTGGGTACATGGGTTAAATGGACTTAAAGTCAACCCACCTAATAGATGTATAATACAAACTACACAATGTCGCTCACTATCCAACGATCCTCCGATTTCTCTGCCAAGTCTGTTGGCTTTTCGAAACTTCGTAAGAACAAGAATGGCGGTAAGACCGTCTACCTCAACGCCGGCGACAACAAAAAGCTCTACGTTCAGCTCCCCTTCCTCCGCTCTCCTTATGGCCTGAGTGCTTTCACTGATGAGGGTACTGGACGCACCACCTACTCCCTTGATCTCTCCTTTGACCCCGACAATACCGAGGCCATGGATCTCCACGACAAGCTCAAGGAGCTTGATGAGATCATCGTGAACACTGTTGCTGAGAACTCTAAGGAGTGGCTTGGCAAGGAGTTCAATGTCGCGGTGCTTCGCGAGGCTCTCTACAAGCCCATGGTCCGACCTGGTAAGGAGCCTTACCCCTCTACCCTAAAGCTCAAGATTGCCACTAAGCCCGATGGTTCCTTCGTCCCCGAGGCTTACAATTTCCGCAAGGAGCCAGTCTCTCTAGACACTATTGAGAAGGGTCAGAAGTGCATGGCCATTGTTGACATTAGTTCCATTTGGTTCATTGACAATAAGTTTGGTGTGACTATCCGCCTTCAGCAGACTCTCCTTGAGCAGTCTACCAAGCTCCCATCCTTTGCCTTCCAGGGTGTTGATCTCCCGGAGACTGACGATGCTGAGGAGGATGTTGAGGTTGACGAGGAGGAAGATGTCGTTGACGAGGAGTAAATAAATAAAAACTAAAAACAATATGATACAATTATCATGATTCGGACACTGTGCCCGAGCTGGTCTAAGGGGTGGCACTCAAGTTGCCATGGTCAATGATCTCGTGGGTTCGAATCCCATCGGTGTCATAAGTAACTTACTAACCTAAGTTAGTTATGACGATCGCAAATACAAAACAAAAATGTCTATTCTAGATATTATAAAGAAAGCTGACTTTGATTCTCTCAGATCACGGGAGTATGAACTACTTGAACATATTAACACCATGATGAGAGAATACTATGAAGAACCCGAAAACTTTCTAACATACTGGATGGCAATTCATGATAACATGGATTTTGGTCTAGCTATGTTTGAACTTTTCATGAACACGTGTAATACTGCTTTACATTCCTCTAAACAGAATCAAGTTATGAAAGTATTTGCTTATCCCACTATGTGTGGTGCCGTTTGTAGACAAAATATTGGTATTTTGGAACATGTCAAGTGTTACGTGGATCAAGATACAATTTTACAAGAAATTGAAAGTGAGTTTGGTATTGAGGATAACGAAGTTTATAGATGGTATCAGGATAATTTTTAATTACATATAGTAGATGCTTGCACTTATACTTATCACGTGTGCGATTTTATTATTAATCTGGTTTAAATTTCACAAGAAAGTTGACGAAGGTGATTGGGAACATGAAACCACTGTCGTCAAGGGGAATGGGAAGTTTAGAGAGATTGATTGGAGAACCGCCAACCTTAAGACACCCCCACCTAACGTAAAACAACCCGGACTCTATGGGTGTATGTCAAATTATGGTAGGGCTACGTTGTTTAAGCACACGAATGGATTTGCCGAAGTTCACATTCACAATTTCAATAAAGATATTTATGATGAAACTATTAAGTTGAAACATTTTGAGAAACATGATTTTCCAATTGAAATTATAGATCGTACTTGAAAACTTTTCTCAGAATGTAATAAGTATGGTCAAGTTGTCTACGATTGTCAACATTGCCAATAATGCCAAGACAAATGAACAGCGTAACGCGGTTGGCACGGAACTCAAAAAATTATTAAGAGGTGCTAAAGGTTGTGATCCAAAATCTCAGATGTATGCTCCTCGTATGAATAGTCTAACCATGATTGAGAAGGGTCGTCTTTTGAAGCTTGGACAGGGACAATATGGTGCAGTTTACTACGGATGTCTTGACGATAAATGTAAGACCAAAGTTGCCATAAAGTTCACAACTGAACCCAGTGCCAAGATGGAATACCGCATCGCTGAGAAGTTGAAGGGTATGGGTGTTCCTCGTATGTACCATTTCAAGACATGTGATAAACGAGACGTTTTATACTTTGAGTACATTGATGGTGTACCTTTGGAGAAGTGGATAAGAAGTAATCCAGGTATTTCCGAATACAAGTCTGTCATTCGTCAAGTTATTTCCAACTTGTACAAGATTCACCAAAAGTATCCCGAGTTTAGACATCACGATCTTCATTGGAATAATGTTATGATCACGAAGAATGGTAAACCAATCATGATTGATTTTGGTTTGGCGGTGATGAAAGGTATCAAGAATCCAGATGTAAATGCTGGTGACTTCTTAACGTCGGGTATTTCTAGAAAGTCTCATCCAATATATGACGCACATTATTTCCTCAATATTGTTCAGACTTACACTCATAGTAAAATAATACGAGAATTTATTAGGGATTTATTCAAGTATCCAAATGATTATCTCGTGAGAAATAGTTCTTATGTCTCAGATATGCGACTTCGTCTTGTGAAGCACAAGGAGTTACCCACATTTGAATCCATTTTGAGTCATCCATTTTTGACTGGTAAGAAGAGGGATGTAGTTAAGAAAATTCTTAATGCTGTCACTAAAACTAAAAAGAACTTTGTTCCACGTGCAGTAGTTGCTCCAAAGCCCAAGGTTGTCCCGGGTGAAACAGCGATTGAGCGAGCTAAGAGAATACTAGCTGAAGCCGCTGATAAGAAGAGAGCTCCCATCATAAGACCCGGTATAGTAGCCAAGAGGAAACCATCTGTTAAATCTCAGGTTAGAGCGATTGAACAGAAGATGAAGACCCCCACACCCAAGGTACCTGTCTACAAGTTTACAAACGTCAAGGGTAAAGAGCGTGTGTACAAGAAAAAGGGTTGGTACGAGAAAGCTCTAGCAAAGAACAGAGCTGCTCGCGCTGCCAAAAATAACGATGAGACACTCGCTAGCCTCATGAAGAAACTCAAAGTACGATCTTAAAAATTCGCTTAGTACCCTCGTCAACCACAGAGAGTATCTTAAACTTTGGAGTCTTGACGAGCTTCACACCATTCTTAGTGACGAATGATTTCATCCGTTCAACTTCACCACGAGGCATTTTCCTGGTGTACTTGAGCGTGACATTTTTGTTTCCGGTGTTGAATACAGTTGATGACATAATTAATTTATACAAGTATTATAAATGAACAAAGATAAGTTTCCTTTTATGGCAACTGTAATCACCCATCTTATTTTTCAGGGTTTTATGGTATATCAGGGAGTAGAAGCGGCCTTAAAGAATGGTGAACTTTCCGAGTTTACTATGAAGAATCGTCTTCTTCTCATTATATCTAGTATCGCTTTGATGTTAACACTTGTACTCGCTAACCTTGGTATCACTAGTAAGTTTATTATATTTACGATTATGTCTCTTATTACCGGTTTGTTATATCATCGCACTAAGGATATACGAGAAGCACTTTTGGAAGCGATTGCTATATTCATTTCTATGATTATCGCGGGATTTATTTCAGTTCAAGTTGGTCTTAATCTTCAAACTATGGGTACTGTTCTATTTTTTGCCCTATTAGCCTTTATCATCGCGCGTCTTTTTAGACCTGGTGACAAGAGTTTCACTAAAATAGGAATTCTTATTTTTGCTCTATTCGTTCTTTATGATACAAATCAATTTTTACAAAGAAATTATAGAGGTGATTTCATAGACGCATCCATTGATTATTTCACGGACATTATTAATTTACTCACCTTGTCTTCAGAAGAATAATATTTGTGTATAATAAACTATGTGGCTTCTAGCTCTTCTCATCCTTGTTGATCTTTACATTCTCTCCCAAACTGGCAAGCGTCGTGTTGACGTGACCGTCAGTGCCACTGTGTCTAACGGTGAGGAGTGGACCGTTTACGGGACCATGGGTTGTGGATGGACTCGTAAGCAGTTGGAGTATATGGAAAAGAATGGAAAACCATTCAAGTTTGTTGACTGTGAGAAGGAGGGTTGTTCGGGTATGGATGCTTATCCAACTATCCTTCATCCCAATGGTGAAAAGACCGTTGGTTACAGTGAGATTTAAACACCCTTGAGGATGTTGATGGACAGGGCGAGGAAGAAAGCATCAAGCATGGTCTTGATAGGCTTGAGTGCGGAGATGTGGGGTACGAGAGCCCTGTTCCACGCAATACGGAGAATGAAAGTCGCGATGAGAACATTGAGGACAAACACGAGAAGCTCGGTGAGCATATCGGACTTGTTTTCAGCCTTGGCAATTTCCTTGAACATTTACTAAAAGCGGATATTTTTTTCTAGATAGATTGTAAATGAAGAACCTACCTCTGAGTGGTTCTGAAAGGAATTTTACCAATAAACGTTGGGGTACCGCCACTGGTATAGGTAACAACAATTGTTACGCCTATGCCGTTGGGGACTACGAGGCCTATCGGTGGCAAAAATCCATTCCAGGTGATCGTTCTGGACTTTCTAATGGATACCATAACTACACCCACTGTACAGATCTCCCAAAGCGCGTTATTTCTGACAACCCCACAAAGATTTATAAGGCTAAGCCAAATGAAAAGTGTAAGAAGGGGTATTACAAAGTGATGATGTTTGTCTGTCCTGGAAGACCAACAAACTATATTCGTCAAGGTGACTTTCACTTCTATGTGCAACACGGAGTTGTGGAATATCGTGTGAAACCCGGGGACACCCAAGAGTCTGTAGCTAAGTTCTTCAAGGTACCACTATCTAGGGTGAAGAGGGCTGGTAAGTTTGCACCCAATAAGCGTCTCGTCTTCAAAGCCAATGTATTCAGTCACAAGAGGGGTTGGGCTACCGGGCCACTTCTGACTGATGCATCTGGTAAGTCTATCACAGATCCACGTAAAGCTGATAGGAACTATCCTGGTCTAAACTATGAAAAGTATTGTAGTTCATTCTGCGTCAAGGACAAGGGCATCAAAGTCGGCAAGACTCACCCCAAGGTCCGCAAGAAGACTGTCTAAATCTACAGTATTTTCAACATCAAATGACATGTCAAAAATATCCATTATATTGAAGATAGCTTCACTCTCCAATGACACAGTGTTGGACTGCGCTGTGTAATTGTTCTGAACTGTCAACGTAACCTTAAATTGTGAAACGTCAAAAACTTTTCTACAAACTGGGCAAGTGTTCTTACCTTTATCTTTCCACTCTCGTATACAGTGGGAATGAAACATATGTCCGCAACGGATAGGTGGGTTGGTCCTCGTTGACCTTACCTCATTGAGACATATGGCACATTGTGACATTCTAAAGTACGATTCTAAAGTTTTTATTAAAATTTATCACACTTAGTAGGTTTTAGACATGTTGGTATAGTTGTTGCAAGGATCACACTTCTCACGGGACTGCTCTTGGAGCTTGTTGATGAACTCGGGGCCCTGCTTTTGGAGAGCCTGGCGGAAAGAGTAGTTGTCCTCAAAGCTGATACCGTTCTGCTGCATCAAATAGTTGTTGGTAAGCTGGGCTGAAGAGTGGATAGTGAAGCATCGTCCATCGGCCATTCCAAGTCGCTGCGACATTTTGTATTAATGTATCATTAGAAATTAATTTGCCTGTTTGTAATCGTTTGAATCCAAGATTGGAATCCCTTCTTCTTGAGGTGTTCAACCATGGGTCCACATTTGTGTCCGAGAAATACATCAAATACATCCTTCTCTTCAGTGGGGGAGACCCTAATTTGGGGGTCGTCATTGATGTGTTGGTTGATGATGTTGTAGCCAAAGGCGATTTCCTTGAGGGTCTCGGCACCAGTGATGATAATCTTACCAGTGGAGAAGATGCTCGTGGTAATCTCCTTCATGTCTTGAGCTGGTTGGAACTTGATCTTGACGGCGGAGTATCTGTCCGGTTCAAATGAGACTTTGAAGATATCGGAATGATTCTCAAAGTGCCGAGCCACTCTCATGAGGTTGATGTTGTAGTTGAGGCTGAAGTTAGAATTGATCATGACAACTCGGAAAGAGTCCACAGGGACTTGGGTCTCCATTCCCAAAAAGGTCTTGAAGATGTAGGTCAACTGGGTAATGATCCTCTTACAATCAAAGAGGTCACAGCACCCAGCCACTTGGATGGAGCCATTGGGGAACACCTTGACAGACTTGGTACTGTAGGTATCGTGGTACGTCAATGTCACCTGGTTATAGAAAGTCGTAGGCTTCAACTTCCACTCAAAGCCGCCGTCACCTTTGGCACCGGTTCGTTTCAATTTAAACGACTCCAAATTCTCAAACACTGAGCGAAGCTTTTTAATATCAATCTCCTGGATAAAGCTTGAAACCATAGTGATCGTCGTAATCTTTATCCAAGAAGGCCTTGTATCCTCGGGAAATCCTTTCCTGAACTCATCGAGAGTCAGAAGGTATGAAAAGCTGTTGTTGGCTATTGCCGAATACATTGTTTTACTCTTTTATCCAGAGCCGTTCGTCTTTATCTGATTTTATACTTAAAAGAGAGAGACTTAGGTTATCTATATGTCCTCTTTCCTCAAAACGGCCAAGGCCGTCTATGACGTTGAATCTGAGTTGGACTACGTTGCAATCACCTATGAACGTTTCGTAAAGGGAAAGGGGTACGCGACTTACGTGGACTACATTCACACGAGGCCTCTCGCCGATTGGACTGTCCTCAAGTCAAAGACACAATCCATCCCTTACGAGAAGTTCTTGGACACTATGTGTGAGAAGACCCTAGAGGTTCGTCAGAAAATGGCAGAACTTGCCCTAGAGAACATCGTGGCTGATAAACAAACTGTACACACATACATTCGTACAGCCTATGCGAGTAAAATCCTAGACCCCACCTTTCAACCACCTTGGATCAATACTGAAAGTGCTTGGCAGAGGGAATTTATTAGAAAGTTCTGTGTTGATACATTGGCCGACCTGATTCAACGATGCGACGATGAATCTAGACTTGAGTATTTCTTCAACGTCTTGCGTAGTATACACTCAGAGCAATAGCCAAGACACACAGGAAAACACCAATGATGGAAAACCCGGGATGATTAGAAACACCAATGGTGACACTTGGCTTCTTTTTAGTGAAGCCGGTATCAATGTTTCTACGTGGGTGAACACCCCTAGATAAAGAACATTCGGAAGTAGACTCCGCGCATAATCCATAATCACAGAAAACACTTCTCTTGGGTTCAACTACCCCAGACTCTTTGCGAAACTCCGTGAAATCATCATATCCACCACTTTGTCTCACACTTCCTGGAAGGGAAAAATCGTGGGTGACAAATGGATTAACCTTATCAATCGCTTCTTCATCGGTAAGCATCATAATTACTTTTACTTCAGATTATATTTTTTGGTTTTCATTTTAGACCTGTGTTCCTCCCACATCTTATCCAAGTCTATGTTTAACATATGTGCCAACTGGAAAAGATAACTAAACACATCCCCCATCTCCATCATGACATCCGTTCCCCTCTCCTTCTTGAGACCGGTCTTCTTGTAGGTCTTCTTGTACTGACGAATCGCCGATGCCAGTTCTCCAAACTCTTCCGTCAACAGGAGCCACACGGTATCAACCGCAGCGCGGTCCCAACCCTTAGATTTACATACTTTTTCAGTTTCTTGTTTGTAGAAGTTCAAACTCATCTTATCAGTACAGTGAGGCAAAACTTTAATTGATACCAATCTTCTCATTCTTGGGAAGCTTTTTACCGACCGTACTTGTGTTAATGGGTTGCGCAAGGGGTACCGCAATAGTATCGATATCTTGCACGTAAGACATGTATTGGGAGACACCAGTTTGAATCTGACCCAACGCAGTCTCAATGACACGGGAGTTCATGAAGCGAACCTGTTCGTTGATACGGGTATGGTGGTCACCCGCATTGTTGATGAAGACGACACGCATGAGGCTGTACAAGTCATCGGGGTTTTGGCGGTCAATGGCAATACCAGTCTTATTCTTGAAGGCCTGACGGATCCCACGCTGGAGAAGATCCTGGTTGAACTCGGAGAAGAATAGGGTGTTGAGTGGAGTCTCACACTGCTTGAGGGAGTCAAGGTGAAGGTTATCACACATTTAATATACCCTCGGAAAAAAAACTTAGTAGATATTAAATGTTGAACATAGCTGATTTTGACGAGGCCTATGCCAACAAGCCTACCAATGTTGAACAAATTCCATGCAAACCCCCAGCCTGCTTCGTGGGATCTTATGCCCCCGTGGCGCGTCCAGGTGAGACCGGCCCCTTCTTTGCGAACAGTTACTTTCTTCAGCCCGATCGTAAGTTTGAAACTGTGGGTACTGTGAAGGTCACCAGTGCCGATCTCGAGAAGTGCAAGAAGTAAGTTAAAAATAAAACACGTAGAATAATTAGTAAACCATGAGAGTCATTAAGCGCTCAGGTCGTATTGAGGATATGAAGTTTGATAACATCACCAATAGGATCAAGAATCTAACATATGGTCTCTCAGAAAACTGTGACTCTTCTAAGGTTGCACAGCAGGTAGCTTCATCCCTCTATGACGGTATCAATGTTCAGGAGATTGACACACTCTCTGCGGAAGTGTGCGTCGGTATGATTACGTCAGATCCTGACTATGAGACTCTCGCAACTCGTATCGTTGCCAGTAACATTCAAAAGGTGTGTCCCAATAACTTCCACATCGCAATGAAGAAGCTTGCAAAGGCTGGCATCGTCACGGAAGAAGTTGCACAGGTAGCTGGTATTGTTCGTAACGACATTGTCACCAAGAGGGATTTTGATTTTGGGTACTTTGGTCTCAAGACCCTAGAGAAGTCCTACCTCCAACGCCTTGATGGTGTACTGATGGAAACGCCTCAATATATGTTTATGAGGGTGGCTATTGGCATCCACGGTGACGATATTTCCTCTGTTTTGGAAACCTATGACAAGATGTCCCAAGGTCTTTTCATCCATGCGACACCCACCCTCTTCAACGCCGGTACTCCTCGCCCTCAGATGTCCAGTTGCTTCCTAATTGCAAACAAAGAGGATTCCATTAACGGTATCTACGAAACCCTAACTGAGTGTGCACAGATTTCCAAGTGGGCTGGTGGTATTGGTATGCATATCCATGATGTGAGGGCAAATAAGTCACGTATTAGGGGTACAAATGGACAGTCGGATGGTATCATTCCAATGCTCAGGGTTTTTAATGCCACTGCTCGCTATGTGAACCAGGCTGGTCGTCGTAAGGGTTCTATTGCCGTGTACATTGAACCATGGCACGCAGATATTATGGAGTTCCTCGAGTTGCGCCTCAACCAAGGTGACGAGGAGGCACGTTGCCGTGACCTCTTCTCTGCTCTCTGGATCCCCGATCTCTTCATGAAGAGGGTTGAAGAGGGTGGTCAGTGGTCCCTTTTCTGTCCAGACAGGGCTCCAGGTCTCTCTGATGCAGTGGGTGAAGAGTTTGAGACTCTTTACAAGAAGTATGAGGAAGAGGGTCGTGCCAATGCGACGATACCGGCTACAGAGGTCTGGAAGGCGATTCTAAAGTCCCAAACTGAGACTGGTACACCCTATATGCTTTACAAGGATGCCTGCAACCAGAAGAGTAATCAGAAGAACTTGGGTACCATTAAGAGTTCCAACCTATGCACAGAGATTTTGGAGTACACCGACAAGGATGAGACTGCTGTTTGTAACCTAGCTTCCGTCGCCCTACCAAAGTTTGTGGATCGTGAAAAGAAGACATTTGATTACGAGAAACTTCACGAAGTTACAAAGACTGTCACCAAGAATCTGAATAGGGTTATCGATAGGAACTTTTACCCAGTTGAGACTGCCAGAAAGTCTAATATGAGGCACCGACCAATTGGCCTCGGTGTCCAGGGTCTCGCGGATGTATTTATTCTCTGCCGTCTTGCGTTTGACTCGGACGAGGCTAAAGAGATTAACGCGCGTATTTTTGAGACGATGTATCACGCCGCCCTAGAAGCGAGCTCTGAACTCGCGGAAGTGGATGGATCCTACGAGACCTTTGAGGGGTCCCCGGCCTCCCAAGGTGTATTCCAGTTTGACATGTGGGAGGGGGAGACAAAGCTCCACTATGACTGGGACGCTATGAGAGAACGCGTGAAGACTAAGGGTCTCCGCAACAGTCTTCTCATGGCTCCAATGCCCACAGCCTCTACAGCACAAATCCTGGGTAACAACGAGTGTTTTGAGCCATACACCACAAATATCTATCTCCGTCGCACTCTAGCTGGTGAGTTTGTGGTTGTCAATAAGCACCTCGTTGATGATCTGAAGAATGTTGGTCTCTGGTCCAAGGAGATGAAAGACCTCATGGTAAAGGCGGGTGGTTCCATTCAAACCATTGTGGACATTCCAGATGATATTAAGAAGTTGTATCGCACCGTGTGGGAAATCAAGATGAAGGATGTCATTGACATGGCGGCGCAGCGTGGGCGTTTCATCGATCAGTCCCAAAGTATGAATCTTTTCATGGAGAGTCCCACGATGTCCAAACTCTCCTCCATGCATATGTATGCATGGAAGCAAGGTCTCAAGACGGGTATGTATTATCTGAGATCTAAGGCTAAGGCTCGGCCAATCCAATTCAGCCTTGAACCAGAATGTGTGGCTTGTTCAGCTTAAAGTTTTAACCATATATTCACGTAGTACAAATGTCTAAAATTACCGACGCTATTGAAAATCTGGAAATTGCAGAGTTTAACAACCGAAAGATTGTTTTGTCTACGAAGGAGGGTAGTCCCATGAGGATCCAATTTCCACGACTCTACATGCCTTTCGGTGTCTCTGGTTTTACACCCGAGGTCGGACCAACTAAATACAACGTGGATTTTGCACTAAAGGGGTATGATGAGGAGGGAAGTTACATTAACAAGTTTTACACATCTCTACGAGCTATTGAAGATAAGATCATTGACGCTGTCGTTGATCAAAGTGAAAAGATCTTCAACAAGAAGATGACAAAGGAGGAACTCAAACCAATGTTCAACTCTAATATTAAGGAAAGTCCCGATCGTGAACCAAAGTTTCGTGTGAAGGTTGACACAGATCATAATAGTCTCATCAAGGCTGCAGTTTATGACGCAGACAAGAATCCCATCAAGACTGAAGTTTCAAATGGTCTCTATGCAAGAAATAGTGGACATGCTATCGTTGAACTCAATAGTGTGTATTTCTTGAACAGAAAGTTCGGGTGTACTTGGAAACTATATCAACTCGTGGTTTACGAACCACAGAATCTTAAGGGATTTCAGTTTCAACTTTAATATAAACGTGTAGTCACCCCAGATCCGGGAACGTTCCTGTACCTGGGGATTGGATTATAATTTCTATACCCACCTGGCATGTTCGTAAACATCGCACCTCTACTTGTTTGATAAATGCGTCGCCTCTGGTTGTCAAGAAAGTTTGTGTTCATCGCACGTAATCTTGAACGTGCAAGTACATTCTTAGTAGATAACATTCTTATTTATTACTGTTATTTTTATTCATGAGAAGGATATGATAAATGATCTGAGCCTCCTTAAGAAGTTTACCCTGAATCTTGGTAAACCCCTTAGGGTCCAAACCTAACTTAATCTTAGCTAGACGCACAGACTCATTCCACTTAGCAAGAGTCATTCTTACATTACAACAACAAATTTTTACGCCATCTTCTTCATCTTCTTGTCGTAAGCCTTGGTGCCCTCCTTAGGCTGAAGCTTGAAACCCTTCTTCGCGGGCTTGAAAACCTTGGTAAGGTGCTTCTTACCCTCCTTCTTCATGCGAGCGAGGGCAGCCTCCTGAGCAGCCTTGCTCTTAATCTGGCCATCCTTGGGATCAAGGATGAGATCCTTCTTCTTGAGGCCACCCGCAGTTTGGTCAGCAGTTCCATGGAAAACTTGAGCACGAGAACCAATCATTTTATTTATACATTAGGCTTTGAAAATTTTCTTGATGTCCAAGATTGAAATCTTTTCAGTTGTTCTCTTTACTGGAATCTGTCTCTCAATTCGTTCATCGTTTAGAACCTTGGAACACACGATGGATTTGTGACCTTGGAGAGCCATCATCTCTTCCTCAACACTCACAAATGTATCCGTCTCTTTGTAGATAAGTTTCTTTACGTACACCTGTTTAGTTTGTCCTGTTCGGTGACTTCGGCCAACAGCTTGAAGTTCTGTCGCGGGATTCCAAGAGGGGCCGGTGATGTAGACTCTAGTAGCCTCTTGAAGATTGAGACCTTGGCCACCAGACTTGATTTGAATAATAAACACAGATCCGGGCGGAGCCTTTTTGAAAAGAGTCACCTGTTTGTCTCTCTCCTCTTTTGCCACTGAACCATCAATCCTGAACGTGGGACATTCCAAGTTACTTTGGATGTAGTCCATCTCACCCATGAACTGGCAAAAAACGAGGGTTTTCTCATCTGGATGAGAATTGATCATACGAAAGAGAGTCTCCATTTTGTTGGATCTTCCAATCCATTCCTCGGGTTGAGTCCCGTTCTTTTTCGCGATACCATTCAGGTACATTTGTGGCCAAATCATACACTGCCTAGCACGAAGGAGGCATTCCAAGATGACCATATTCTTTGAATTGAGACTGATTGCATTTCTGAAAGCCTCTTGAATGGTGGCCTGTGCATCTTGAAACACAAACTCATAAAGCTGTCTTTCATCTGGGAACATATCAAGTTCCACATTCTCAAAGTGACAATCTGGAAGTCTCAAACGTTCGTTGATCTTCGCCAAGTCATCTTTGGTTCTTCGGAGGATGTAAATATCCTTGATCTTATTGGTCATTCCTTGGACAAGAGCTTTGTCAATACCAAGGAAGGCGCAGAGAGACACAAAGTCTTCCATTGAATTGAAGACAGGTGTACCTGTGACGATCCATTTGATCACGGCGTTGATACGGTACACACTTTTGAACAATTTTGATTTTTTGTTTCGAATCTCGTGGGCTTCATCGAGAATAACTCTATCCCAAATCTTTTTGTGGATGGGGGTGTCTTCATGGGTTGACAGAAGAGAATACGGCATGATCACAACGTCAGCCTCTTTCAGCTTTCTGTCTGGTCCATCAAACACATGAACAGACATTTTAGGGGCAAACTTTCCAATTTCATTCACCCATTGTGTGATAATAGATTTAGGTACGATGATTAGTGTACTTTTTTTGGGGTTTCCCAACATAGTAGAAACCATTTGTACAGTCTTACCTAGACCCATTTCGTCACACAGGAATCCACCCTTCGGACCAGACTCCTGATTTTCCATGGTGAGCATCCATAGAACACCCTCACGTTGGTAGGGTGCAAAGAGACGCCCATTGAGGTTGTCTTTAGCGAGGTTGTATTGTTGTTCAATCTTCATGATATTCGTCTTCGTCAGAAAGTGACACCACTTCACACTTTGGAGGTTCAACTTCCTTTTTTTTACGAGTGCGCTTTGGCTTAGGTTGTGGAAGTTCATCTAGGTGCTCTCTAAAATACAAAA